TCCCAGAAATCGACATCAAGGTTGACAGCGTGGCTGTCACCGCAGTGACGAAGAAGTTGAAGGCTAAGTGGAGCCCCGAGCTTGCTCAGGATCTTAACGCTTACCACAACTTGGACGCTGAAGTTGAACTCACAAGCATTCGGTCCGAGCAGATTGCTCTTGAGATCGACCTAGAGATCCTTCAGGACCTCATCCACAACGCCACAGGTGGCACGCTCTACTGGAGCCGTCTCCCAGGCAAGTTTGTGAATGCTGAAACTGGTGGCGTCATCAGTAACTCGCTCTATCCTGATTTCACAGGAACTGTTTCGGAATGGTATGAAACCCTTCTTGAGACCGTAAACGATGTGAGTGCTCGTATTCACCGTAAGACGCTTCGTGGCGGCGCAAACTTCTTGGTTTGCTCTCCGGAAGTTGCTAACATTCTTGAGTTCACCGCTGGCTTCCGTGCTTCGGCAACCTCTGATGAGGAATCTGGAAGTTGGGGAGCACAAAACGTTGGCTCGATTAGTCGCAAGATGGACGTTCATGTTGATCCTTACTTCCCAAGAAACTTGCTTCTTGTTGGACGCAAGGGCAGCAGCTTCCTTGAAAGCGGCTATGTGTATGCCCCGTATGTACCTCTTCAGGTGACACCAACTATCTTCGGTACCGAAGACTTCGTGCCTCGCAAGGGTGTGATGACTCGCTATGCGAAGAAGATGGTCCGTCCTGATATGTACGGATTGGTTGTGGTCTCGGATCTTGTCGGAGACAACGGCTAAAAAATAGTTGATTCATTTTTGAATTAACTTCAGGAAACCCCGTCCATGTGGCGGGGTTTTCTTTTTGGCTTGTTTTGGGGAAAAGAAAAACTATTTAATAAGAATACTTTATTTTCAAGAGGGCTTTTAAATGCCAACAAATTTACAACCTGCAAGTACCGTCAGTGCGCTAGTCTTACCATCTACTGGAACTCACAGTGATGTGACTGGCGCTTTGGCTTATGGTATATACACTACTGCTCCTTTTGTTAGCGGCGCAGTTGACCAAGTTGCTTACACTTATAATAAACTAGGCGGAAACATTCTAGACCTAGAGATAACTCCGAACAATGTTTATAATGCATATGAAGAGGCGTGCTTAGAATATTCATACCTTATCAACACCCATCAGGCTAAAAATGTCCTCTCAGATTTGATGGGAAATACAACAGGGTCATTTAATGAGGATGGAGAGTTTTCCGCTTATTCTAATGGCGGTGCCGATCAAAAACCTAATTTAAAATTTCCAAGGTTCCAGTTAGGGTATGCTACTCACTTAGGCAGAGGAGTCAGTATGCACGCAGGCGTCGGATCTTCACAGAGGATTTTTTCTGCATCGTTCGACCTTCAAGATGATGTGCAAGATTATGACCTCCAAGCAGTCATTTACAGCGCATCTTTGGAGGCTGGAAGTCAATTCGAAAACAGTGTTGGTACCAGCGCAATCACAATCCAAAAAGTTTATTATAAGACACCAAAAGCATCGTGGAGATTTTTTGGTGGCACAACTGCTGGAGCAGTCGGCAACCTTTCTACATATGGAATGTATGCTGATGATAGCACATTCGAACTTGTTCCTGCCTGGCAAAACACTTTGCAAGCCATGACTTACGAGCAAGATCTCAATGTACGTGCATCTCATTATTCATATAAGATAAATGATAACAGAATTCGTGTATACCCAGTCCCGAATGGACAAGACCCAAAAAGACTTTGGGTAGATTTTAGAGTCTCAGAAGATGCTTTCCAAGAACAGGCTGACCGGAAATATGGTGCTGATGGAGTCAACAACATTAATACCCTACCATTCCCGAATGTTCCATATGTAAACATAAACAGTATTGGCAAGCAGTGGATAAGGAGGTTTGCCCTATCTTTGGTCAAGGAGACCCTTGGACAAGTAAGGTCAAAACTATCATCTATCCCAATTCCTGGGAATGATATTAATTTAAATGGAGGAGCCTTAATATCGGAGGCTAAAGACGAGCAAAATTCTCTAAGAGAAGAGCTTAAGGCTGTTTTAGATGAACTGGTCTACGGAAAACTAGCAGAAGGTGATGCTCAACTCCAGAACAGTCTAGAAGAGGTAGTTAAGCACATCCCAGCCGGAATATATGTGGGATAAATAAATGACTAACAAATGGACGCAGCCAACTTCTCCTCCGCCACCACTTTTTGTTGGTAGGGCCGAAAGAGACTTTGTTAAACAAATTAATGATGAGGTCATTGAAAAGGTTGTTGGTCAACAGGTATTATATTTTCCAATTGATATGAAGACCACAAATTATAATGAGTTGTATGGCGAGGCTATTAAAAAAACATTTCTCCCTGCACTGCGAGTGTATGCTTTAGTAGATTATAATGACTCAACAAGAGTACAGGAGAAATATGGATTTGACAATGTATACAACATTACTGTACATTTCCACAAAAGAAGATTAACAGGCGATCAAGATCTTTTTGTACGCTTGGGAGACTTTGTTCAGTATGATCAGATGTACTTTGAGATTGTAGATGTTTTTGAGCCTCGATATCTTTTCGGACAGGACAGTGATTTTGCTGATGGAACATCTTTAGAAGTATCGGCAGTCTGTCGCCAGGCAAGGGAGGGATTATTCAATGCCCAATAGAACAAAACTGAATGAACAACGAAATGCAGTCTATCCTTTGGCCCCATCATCTATTGAAAATATAGATCAAGCTATGTTTGATTATATCAATAAAGAGTTGGATATTTTTTGTGACACAAACGAAGGATTCAAAAAAGTAAAAGTTAAATTTGCTGGCACTGAGCGTGCTTTCGACATCAAGAGTGACCCAATGCTTCGAAGTGTGAATGGTCGAACTCTAGAGTATCCAATAATATCTGTCAATCGTGAATCCATGGTTGCTAACCCACAAAATAAGGGTCGATATGGAGTCTATATACCTCCTTATTTTGATTACTATGAACAAAATGGCGCTGTTGAGATTGCCAGAGTAGTACAGCAGGATAAAACAAAGAATTTCGCTAATTCCAATGCGATTAGAAAATCATCCTCTAAAAAAGATCCTAACCGTCAGACATTTCCGGGGCAGAATAAAAATATTGTCTATGAGACTATATCGGTACCTATACCTACATTTATTGAGGTACAGTACACCATCTCTGTAATAACTAACTACCAGCAACAGTTGAATGAGATAGTCACCCCTTTTATAACGAAGACAGGAGTGCCTAGTGTTTTCAAGATTAAGAATGAAGGTCATTCATATGAGGCTTTGTTCGAAAAAAACTTCACTTTAGACGGAAATCAGAACAATATGGGCACTGATGAGAGAGTATTTTCTGCCAACTTTACAGTAACGGTTCTCGGACATCTTATTAGTGCCGGCAAAAATAATGAAACACCTGCGGTAATAAAATCTCAGTCCGCTGCTAAAGTAACAATGCAGCGAGAAAGAGTAATTGTGGGAGATATCGCAGACTTCCACAAAGACATTAAAAGTAAATACCGTCCCTAACCAAAAGGTTGTTTGTTGGGTGGTAGTTTGACAGTTTTCGTTACTATTTAATAAGAGCACAAAAGTAAAAAGTGCGTAAACGTGATCACTAATAAGGGGAAGCAGACTCGATGGCTGATAATTCTTCAAGAAAGTTTAAGTTCATTTCACCCGGTGTTTTTATAAATGAGATTGATAATTCTCAAGTACCTCAAACACCAGGAGATATTGGACCAGTTGTAATTGGATTGGCTACAAAGGGTCCAATGATGACACCAGTAACAGTTAATTCATTTTCTGATTTTGTAGAAACATTTGGCGAACCAACTGCTGGAAATCAAGGTTCGGACATGTGGAGAGACAATAGTCTCCAAGCACCTACCTATGGATCTTATGCCGCTCAAGCGTGGCTTCGGAATAACCCCACTCTTACTTATGTCCGCCTTGGCGGTGTTCAGGACCCTGAAGCCGAGACAGCAGGATATGCTGGCTGGAAGGCAGGAACTCTGGACGATACACCTGCAAACGGCGGCGCTTGGGGATTGTTTGTATTCCCATCTTCTTCTTGTACTCCTAGTGCTTGTACACAGGTTACGGGAGCCCACGCAGCAACATTCTACCTTTCAGAGGGAAGAATAGGTATCAATGGACTAACTCAGGAACAGGGATATACTGGCGGTACGACCCGCTCGACCAGTGCCGGTGACTTATATATTACTGACACTGATGGAACCTTCACCCTGGCATATGCCACCGACGGAGTTGCAGGAAATGCTAAGAAGGTCAAAGTAAGTCTTGATCCAAATCATAAAAACTTTATTCGTAAGGTATTGCCTACGAACCCAACATTTACTAATTCTACCATTACGGCTGCTGCTACAAGAACAGCAAACCTAGGTGGTGGCTTTTGGTTGGGCGAGTCTTTCGAGCACGCCCTCGGTCAGCGGACCTTGTTTGGTGCTGAAACAAACAAGGTTCTGACAGGAAGTTCTGTAGGCGTTTTGGGCGCTGCTGATGATGCAGCCTCGGTCCTTAACACCCGATTTCATGTTATGGTTCTCCCGTTGAGAAACCAGGGGACAACGACACAAGTCCAGAACGACCACCAATATGCTGGCACCAAAGCAACGACAGGCTTTTTCTTCTCTCAAGATCTCAATACAGACGCTACTGTGTATGATCCGGTGGACAAGCAGAAACTTTTCCGCTTTGAGGCACTTAATGCTGGAAAGAGCGTACAAGAGAAAGTAAAAATATCTATCTCGAACATTAAAGCCCCAACAGGTGATTTCCAAAATTATGGCACATTCAGCGTTCTTGTTCGTGCAATGAACGACAACGACAATGTTCAAGTTATCCTGGAAAGATACGATAACCTAAATCTAAACCCGGCATCTTCTCAGTATATCGCCAATCAAATTGGTGATATATATGAGCAGTATGATCCCACGACAAAGACAAATCGCCAATATGGTACATACACTAATCGATCAAAGTATATCCGTGTTGTCATGGACGAGGATGTTGATCGTGGATCGGTCGAGGCAGAACTCTTGCCATTTGGTGTGTTCGGTCCCTTAAAGTATAGAGATGTTTCTCTGATTTCGGGCTCTGCGGGATTCCAGCCACTGGGAACTCTTACGGCAGGTGCCCGAGGCGCAGTCGATACTATGGCTGATGGCGACGGCGCTGGTATTTTCGGTGCCTTTGGTGGCGGTGCAACAACAGACGGAAACGGTATTTTTGGTGGTCTTGACGATGTTACGGGCTTCACTGGATCTATTGTTTTCCCGAGTGTTCCTCTTAGAGAAACATATGCCTGGGGCAGTCCCAAGTCAAAGAAAGAAACTTTTTGGGGTGCTTGGGTACACAAGACATCTCAGGATGTCAACCTGAATCCTTCAATAGTTGATATGTTGCGTCCTCGTGCAAAAGGGCTCGAATCTAGCCCTGAATCTACGGCGCATGATATTGCCCCTAGTACTTCAGGACGAGCAGCCACTGGCGGCTCCGCACTGAAGGCTTCGGACCCTGTGCAGATTGCATGGGCTTTCAGCCTGGACAATGTTAGTGGATCTGGTGGTAATCTCTTCTATATTTCTGGCTCTCGCAAGGCAGGAACAAGTGTGAGTGCCGCAAGTGGATCTTATACCGGATCTTTGGATATCGGTGCTGATCGATTTACGACAGTTCTGCATGGCGGATCTGATGGGTTTAACGTCACAGAACGAAACCCTTTCAGGAACTCTTTGATGACTACTACTTCTACGGAAGCAACGAGTTATCCACTGCATTCTCTCAAGAGAGCAATTAACCTGGTAGCGGACCCCGAGCAAACTCAGATGAACCTGATTACGATGCCAGGAGTCACAAACAGCCAGGTTACAAGCCATCTTTTGGACACAGTTGAGGACAGAGGGGACTCTCTGGCTATCATAGACTTGGAAAATGTATATGATGCTGATACAGAAAGTTCTGCAAGTGCAGCGGCACGCAATGCTTATACTGTGAAACAGGCAGTTGACGGAATTAAAGACAGAAACCTGAACAATAGTTACGGTGCTGCTTACTATCCTTGGGTCAAGATCCAAGATACTATAACTAATAGAATTCTGTGGGCTCCTCCTTCGATTGCAGCCCTGGGTGCGTTGTCTAATACAGATCGTATCGCCGCCCCTTGGTTTGCTCCCGCTGGTTTTGCCAGAGGTGGGCTTTCTGAAGGCGCTGCTGGTATCCCAGTCTTGGATACATCGAAGCGTTTGACATCAGACGACAGAGATAGTTTGTATGATGCAAACATCAATCCAATTGCCAAGTTCCCTGCTGAGGGGATCGTGGTCTTTGGGCAAAAAACCCTTCAACAAACGGCATCAGCATTGGATCGGATCAATGTCAGAAGACTTTTGATTTTCTTGAAGAGAGAAATATCCTTTATCGCTTCAAGACTCTTGTTCCAACAAAACACAAGAGATACCTGGAACGTGTTCCTAGGTCAGGCAAAACCATTGCTTGAAACGGTTAAAACAGAGTTTGGTATCGACGAGTTTAAGTTGATACTGGACGAAACAACAACAACCCCAGATTTGATTGATAGAAATATTATTTATGCTAAGTTGATTGTCAAGCCTACCCGCTCCGCCGAGTTCTTTGCAATTGATTTTGTTGTTACAAATAGTGGGGCAGGATTTGAAGATTAAAATTTAAAAACAATCAAACTATAAACTGTTTTTTAAAATAATTATCATAATGATTTAATTGTTACTCCATGAAAAATTGAAAATGTGCTTTGATAACTTACTTCTTCCCAAAAAGACCTAAATTCCGCCCAGAAAGATGCCG